TCGATGGCAGTCCAGCCAAACGTCCAAGAATGGATCAAGAATCATAATTGCAACATCCTTTTCGAGGGTGACCGAATCTTCAACCAATCTTTCTTAGAGTATGCAATGGCTCTACCGAATACGGACTTCCAAGTGGTCTATCTAAAAGTACCTAAGCCAATGTTGGAACAGCGATATAAAGATCGTGGTTCAGACCAGTCTGAGACTTTCCTAAAAGGTCGTGAAACTAAATATAGCAATATACTGTCTAACTTTGAATTGATGCCCTATATTACTGAGTTTAATAACACTAACTTAGAGGAGCAACAGAAGGTACTGGAGTTTTTGGAGAAGTCCTTTAACTAAAGTGCTTTCTAGGAACGATGAACTTCCTAGAGAAACTGGACTACGACTGGCTGGACATACTCAATTTTCAAGAGCGTCCATTTAGAGCCAAACTCATTCCAGCAAAGGTGTGGAAAGACCTAGATCTGTATCGCAATGATGCTTCTGGTCTTTCGAACTACTGTAAAAAGTGGCGCACCAAAGTAGAATTCTGTAAAAAACCTAATAACAATAAGACATACGAGAACTATGTTGCAATTGGAGGTGAATATGACCCAGAATTCCGTCAGTGTACTATACATCTTTATACACTAAACTTCGATACATTTAAGTTTAGTGATATCGCATGGTTTAGTTTTAAGAAAAGATTCATACAAACTCTTATGCATGAGATGATTCACTTCATGCAGTACGATCGTCGTGACGATCAGTGGAGTAATTACGTTGTTCCATACAGAAGAATCGGGCATAAGAAGAAGGATGCAGAGAGAAAGTACCTCTCTGAATTCGATGAGATTCAAGCATACGCCCACTGTGTCTATATCGACTTAAAAATGAATCGTCCCAGAGTAGCACTGGATACCCTATTATCACGTTGTAAAGATAAGCGTGATTCTTCTACACTTCACTACTTCTTAAAGACTTTCAACTATGACTTTAAGAACAACGTGGCTACACAAAAAATCATCCAACAAATAGGTAAGTGGGATCGTAAATACAAATCCTAAATAGTAGACAATTTTACTAATGGATTCAAATGGGTTACGATTTTAAGAAACTTGGTGATACTGCTAAGAAAGTCTCCACATACCTTGCTAGTAAGGGTGTGAAGGTAGCAGTAAAAACATCTAGATACCAGACTGAAATCAAAGCAGTTGAGGTAGCATCACCGACTTCTATTGAAGACCTATTGAAATCTGTTGGTCTTAAAGGTACAATCTCTGATCTATCCACTACCGAAGAGAAAGCAATCTCAGGTAAGTACAAAGCCAAACTAATTAAGATAACTGCTTCCAGTGGACCATGCTCTACTGGAGAGACTTTCTTTATCGTCAATACCTTTACAGAAAAGGGTACACTAAAGACGAAAGACTTAGCACCAGAAAAATTCAATCTAACTTCTGGTCGTTTCAAGTCACTGGATACTTTCGATACTGCTGTATTAAAAGGTATCAAAGATAATAAAACAGTACCGAATGATATTAAAACTACAATCGCTGAATTGTATAAGTCTGTAGCTGCCAATAAATCATCCAACAAAGATAACATACCAATGAATACTGCTGCAAAGAAATCCTTTGCTGTAGTTAAGCCACAAGACAAACAGGCTATTGGTAAAGACTTCGGTGAGATACTATCAATGAGATGGTATGTCACTCAAGCATTTGCTTCCACATGGCAGGAATGTTTCTTCTCAGAAATAAGTAACGAAGCATTGGTCGACTTTGTTGTGACAAAGAAAGTTGGATCAAAGGTTATCCCATCAAACATATCAGCAAAGTTTGAGGCTGGTGCTGCTCCATCAATTGGTGCCATCGTGGATAACTTAGATGTAGTCTATAAAAATCCTAATGCTGCAGAGAAAGCTGCCATCGATGTTCTTAAAGCATTGGCAGATAGTAACTCAAATACATCCACGAAAATTCTAGCTGCGATGAAGACTATTAAACATCCAGCATATGATGTTCTTAAAAAGATTATCGGTAAACCAACATTTACTATTGCCGATATCTCTGCTCACATACAAAAGATTGCCACTAAAAATAAAACAGCCAAAGGTCGTATTGATGAGTTTATGAAAACATATAAACCATTCTATGATAAATTAGGGAAAAATGCTAGCCCAGATTCTATTGCTGTCGTATTTGCTGGTGCGTCTTATAAGAAATATTATTCATTAGTAATGGCTCCATCTGGTTATGCATTGGTTGATTATATGAATAAACAACCAATATACCAAACTATATTAAATAATATTAGTCAGCAAATGAAAACCGAACAGGTTTATTTAAATTTCGTTGGGGAAACTATGCAATTTACTAAGAAGTTATTCTCAAAAGCTAGTTTTAAATTTGCGTATGGGGCTAATGCAAAGGACTCTGATAATACAGGTATTAAATTCTCTATGTTATAATCCCCTCAACTTTGTAGGGTTATTGTTGACATAGGTTGCAATTTAGGGTATAATAAGAATATAGATAAAGGAAGAACATGTTAAATTTTAAATCGTTTTTAAAAGAAGAAGCTGAAGAAGGTAAACTGAAGCACATCACCCATCCAGAAGATCGTCCATTGATGCATGGTCATTCTGGCTTTGAACGTGCTCATGGTTCATTGACTCAAGCACATGAACATATGAAAGCTGGTGCCAGCAATAGTAATCTCAGTATGAAGTATGATGGCTCTCCATCAGTTGTGTTTGGTCATCATCCAGATACCAAGAAATTCTTTGTAGCAACTAAGTCTGCCTTTAACAAAGATCCAAAGATCAATTATAGCGAAAAAGATATCGAGAAGAATCATGGACATGCTCCAGGTCTTGTCACTAAACTCAAAGCTGCATTACATCATCTACCTAAAGTTGCTCCAAAGTCTGGAGTTTATCAAGGTGACATTATGCACTCTGAAGGTGATGTGAAGCATGATAAGAAGGCAGGTACTTCTACTTTCACTCCAAATACAATCACATACAAAGCCAGTGGTGACCATGCTAAGGACATCGCAAAGTCTAAGCTAGGTGTTGTTGTTCATACCAAGTATCAGGGTAAAGACTTCAATTCAATGAAGGCGCATCATGATGTTGGTCATTCTGACTTCGGTAAACACCCAGATGTACACCACCATGACGCAAGCCATGATACTGGTAAGGTTAGCTATCCTGCATCTGCTCAGGATAAATTCCAAAAGCATATGACTGCAGCAAAAGATATCCATGACACTCATGGAACTAAAATGTATAATGCGGTTCATCCAGAACACAAAGGTGATTCTGGTCACCTAGCTTCTTATATCAACTCCACTGTTAGAACAGATAGCGTACCAACTGCTAAAGGATTCCAACAACATGTGGCTTCTCAGTACGAAAAGAAAGCTGCTAAACTAAAGTCAGAAGCTGGTCAACAAAAGCATAAAGCAGAAGGTGCTAGCCAAGTTGCTCATGTGGAGAAGAATAAATCTCACTACGAGAATCTATTGAACATGCACCATCACTTAGCACAGGCTAAGAATACACTGGTGAAGCATCTTGAAACTCACGAGGGTGGCTACAAACATAGCATCGGTGATAAAGAATCTAAGCCAGAAGGTTTCGTGGTTCATCATACACATGGTGGTGTTTCACAACCAGATAAATTAGTTAATCGTGCTGAATTCGCTAAGGCTAACTTACTAAAGGTTACAAAGAAATGAAATCGCTAATTGAATATATCAATGAAGCTAAAGAAAATGTTTCTGGTAAACATGGAGTTATGACATTCGGTCGTATGAATCCACCGACTGCTGGACATGAGAAGGTTGTTAACAAAGTCCATGAGATCGCAAAGAAACATGACGCATCACATGACGTCGTTCTTTCTGGCTCGCATGATACCACACCAAAGGAAAAGAAAGCTAATAAGAATCCTCTTTCTCCTGAGTCAAAAGGTAAGCATGCCAAGAATGCATTCCCTGGAACTAATGTTGTAGTTGCAAAGAAAGGTGAAACTATGTTACACCATGCAGCTAAGATGCATGCAGCTGGTGTAGAGCATTTACATATGGTTGTTGGTTCTGATCGTGAGAAGGCAACTCATGACCTACTACATCAGTATAATAATGTTCCTTCTAAGCATGGTCATTATAACTTCAAGTCTATTACTGTACATTCATCTGGTGAGCGAGATCCAGACGACGAAGGTGTATCAGGTATCTCTGCATCCAAGATGAGAGCACATGCAGCTAATGGTAACAAGGATGAGTTCCATAAGAATCTTCCTAGTAAAATGAAACCTGCTCATAAAGATGCTCTGTATAATGACCTTCGTAAGTCTATGGGTCACAAATAAGTATTCCTAAATAATAGGTAAACTACTTTATAGATGGATAAAATGAAAGATTATAGACAGCTAATCCGAGAACTACCGTCCCGAACTATCGTTTGTGCCTTTGGAGAATTCGATCCTCCAACTACAGGGCATGAACTTCTAGTTAAGACAGTCAATAAACTGGCAGAGCAAAGAAACTCTGACCACGTAATCTTCACATCCCCATCTAAGAATAATTCCCTAGTAGAAGAAAAGAAGTCTCAGTATCTTAAACTGATGTTCCCGAAAACTAAGTTTAAGTTAAGCGAGTCCAAGGTTTCTTCTATTAAATCTCTATCTGAACGCTACAAAAATATTGTAGTTGTAGCAGGTAGCGAGCATAGCGCAGACTTAAAGAAAGTCTTAAAAGAATATACTAATATTGAGGTTATCTCAATCACAGAAAAAGATCCAGATGCACTTGACTCTAAGATGAAGTCATATGCAACTAAAGGTATTTACGAAGAGTTTAAAAAGAAACTACCTAGCACGATTCGTGAACTTGATGCACGTCGTCTAATGAATGACATGCGTGAGACTATGGGACTTGACTCTGTTAAAGAACAGATCGTCTTAGTTAAAGACAAACTACGAGATGACTATTTTCGTGGAGAGGTTTTTAATGTTGGAGACATCGTTGAGTCTGATGGTGTAAAGTACACAATTGCTAAACGTGGATCAAATCATTTATTGTTGAAAGAAAGTTCGGGTGCTTTAGTATCCAAATGGATTCATGATGTTCAACCTACGGAAGAAAAAGAAATGAACGAAGAATTAACAGATAAGACAATCAAGGTAACTGATAAGATTAAAGTTGCTCGTATTATTGCAACTATGCTTGGTGTTGAAAATGCTGAATCATCTTCAAACCCAGAGAATCTAGTTAATACTGCTCTGCGTAAAGTTCGTTCTAAGACTCTTAATCCAGAATCTTTAAACATCATTAACAAGATGATGCGTTTAGCTGCTGAAGTTGGAATCGAATATGATAACAATCTAGTTCCTTCGAAACTAAAAGAAGGTGTTGTTCAACCAAATGGCACTAGCCAAATTGATACACCAGTTGATGCTCCAAAGGTTATTAAAAAGATTGAGAAGAAAGCTAAAGCACAGGATAAACTACCAATCAAATTTACTGACTTCACAAAGAATCTCTACAATAAAGAAGTAGAACCAGAACCAGTTGGTCCAGAAGCACAGGCTGATGTTGATAAAGAAAACGATTCAGATATTGATGCTGACTTTGATACTAAAGACATGGACAAGAAAGAAGTTGGTCACACTCTAGTATCTCCAGGTGGTCAGGATAATCTACGTCGTCGTAAAGTTAAATATCATCTAGGCGAACAAAAAGGACCATACGAATTAGAAAGTGGTCATGAGAATACTGCACAGCATATCGCCACTGCACCATCAAAAGAACATGGCGCAAAGTCTAAAAAGTTGGCCAAGTCATTCTTAGATAGAATGCAGAGCATGGCGGAAGCGAATGAACTCTCAGAAGTATCATCTGAACTATTGGCACGTTATAAGAAAGCTGCTGGTGATCAGGCATCTGCTGCAGATAAAGCTGGTGATTATGCTAAAGGTAACAAGCGTTTCTCTGGTATCATTAAAGCGACTAAGAAACAATTGGCCAATGATGTTAAGTCTCATGTTAAAGAAGAGACTAAAGAAAC